ATGTATAGATAAGGGCTTGGATATTTTAAGAATACCAGTAGCAGAATTTGAGGAAGCAAGAAAAACTTTAGGTGATAAATCTAAAGATTTTGTCGAAGCTGTGTTTAAACCACAAATAGAAATGGTAAAGAAATTAAGAGAACAAGCAACTGCCGATAACGGGTAAGGCAGTTTTTAATCAACCCGACTAGTAAAACTATGAAATCAACAACAACGGGCACATCCCCTGATAAAGATGTAGTGGAAACAAAAGAAATAAAAGAAACACCAGTAACCAAAGAATACGATGGATACGAAGATGTTAAAGAACCATTAATTGACGGTACTTATGAGCTTCCATCACGTAAGCAATTCCTGCTGGTACTGTGAATGGTGCGAAGAACTGTACTCGTTCACCTTTTGTTATATCTTTATCAGCTATGTATGAAATAGGAATAGCCACTTCTACACTAGGTATAAAAGAGGTGTCAGTGGTTGATAAAGCATAAGCAAGTTCTTTGCTTCTAAAGTTCTCAGTAATTAATCTTATGATGTCATCCGTAGAGAAAACAATTTCTCCTTGTTTTGGAATGATTCTAATAAGTTCTTTTTCGATTGAGTCTTTGGAGTACTTTATTTCAATATTATAATTTTCCCCTTCAAAGACTAATCCGTTTTGTTGTGTTTCCATATTAGTTAGGTATATTAGTTGGTAATTCTCCGCGCTTGTTTACAAATTCCACCAAAGCGTGTGAGATGTAGTTCATCCCATCAATCTTTGCGTTGTATACAATAGTTTCAAATTCAGTATCTTTTATTCTACTGTCATCGTACTGTGGTTTAAGAGACTGTACTACGGCTAATATAGCTGTTAGATTTTCATAGGTGAATACTTTATCTATTGTTTGTTTGTATTCTTCTAGTGGTGATTTGTTGATAGCTTTGCTCGTTGTTTTTGTTTAATTAATTAAATTCTCCCCTTGGAGGCCCTCCCCATACTGGCATCGACTGCCGCACCCATTGGGTTCTGTCCTGGGGACATTTGATTTGGTGCTTGTGGTAGTGTTGGATTACCTCCCTGTATTGGTGTTGGTGCGGCTGCGAATCCTTGCTCTGCTACTGATTGTGCCCTCTCCCATTCCATTTGTGGTGACAGCGGTATACCAGCAGCAGACATTATTTGGTCAAAATCTTTCTTAGGAATATAATCATAAATGTTTTGCTTTTGTATCTTCATAAAAGTCTCAAAACTTCTAAGTTGTGAAGCGGCTTGCATTGGGTCTTGTCTGGCTAAACCAAACACCATTTGTAGTGTATTTTGTATAATTGGGAATAACTGCATTGATGTTTGTTTCTGAAGTTCAAAACTTGGAACAAGCATAGAATTAGAATCTACCTTAAGTAGAACCTTATCGTATCCAATTTGTTCTGGTTTATCTAACTCAGCAACAGAACCTAAAATCTTAGACTTAGGCATTAATATTTTAGCTTCACCGTGTTCCATGATGTTCTGATTTTCATAATCTGATTCTGCTAATCCTTCTTGTGAATAGTCAAAACTAACAGGCACTCGTTGTGAAGACAACACTCTACGAGTAAGTGGAATACCGAACTCATCCATGTCTTCATCTTCGTATTCTCCTTCTTCGTGATGGAACATTGGGTTAGCCTGAACAAACACATTCATCTCATCTTCATTAGCAAAAATAAATTCACGAGGATTAATTTCATCTTGTTCTAACCATGAGAAGAAAATACAAGCATCGTTTTCAATCATTTGCTTTAGTGAATTTCTTGGTTTAATCAAACGATTAATCGCAGCTTCTTTTTGTAATACTGTAGCTCCAAGTGTCTCATCTCCATTAGGACTTCCTGACACTACGTTATTTATACCTGTGTTTTCTTCTATGTCGTTCTTCTGTGCATTAGCATAGTTAATACCAAGTGTTGAGTTACCAGATGTATTTAGTCTTTCAATCTTAGCTCCTGCTGGTAATGAATTGATTTTATTAGCCCCACGTTTATATGTTAAATCACCTTGGCCTGTAATTCCTGAAACGAATAGCAATGGCTCAATTTCTGCAGCTACTTGCTCTGCGTTCACAGAGTTAATATAGTTATAAATCTTTGCATTACCCCTCATCATTTCAAACACACCAGTTCCATAGGGGTCGTTCATATCTGATATGAAACACTGTCCAATCATCACCGAGCCATAGATTTCATCATTGGGCATTTCTCCGTCATAAAATACTACCTCATCAGAAGCAATTACATAACGATTATCTCTTGGGTTCTCATAGAAAGATAAAGTAACATGTGTTGTAGACTTCATTGAATCTTCAGCTTGGGCTTCGTCAGATATACCAGCTGGTGATGGTTGATTCTTTTTGTTTCGCTTATTAAATTTTTTCTTTATTTGCTCGTACTCATCTTTAGTTACATCTATCTCATAAAGTACTTCTGGTCTGTTATCGTTATTAGATGCTTTGTAAGATAATCCAATCCATGTTCTGCGTGGGTCTAATGGTTCACGGTATATATCATCAAAAACAATCTTCTTGGTTTTCTTACCGCGAATTGTTTTATCTACAATCTCTTGCTTTGGATATTGTCTCCATGCAGCCCAACCATAAGTAAGAATGTTCTGTGCTGTTTGGTCTAGTGTAGAATAACCATTCATCTCAGGAACAGTCCAAGAACGCTTCCATAAGTCATAATAAGCTCTGGCCTTAATTTTATTAGTAGAAAAACACTGTCCGTCTGGAACAGAAGAGGCAATAGCTGAAGCAGCTACAAGTATTTTAGAAAATTCAATAGGTTCAGCAGCACGAGGTACGTTGGATGTCTCCAACTCGAATGTATTTAAACGAGGTAGCACAGACCAGTCAGTACTTCCATCAGCACGTATAGTAGGCCAATAAACCATTGTGCGTTGTGATTGGTCTATCTTTGTTTTAACTGCCTGAGTATTAATAAGGTTTTGTTTGATGTCATCGCAGAGAGCATCGAACTTTTGACGGTATTTATTCTCTTTAAGTTCACGTTTCTTGTTCTTAATGAAGCTAATAGGAGAAACTTTACCATTTATATCTTTTTGAGGTTCCATATTTAAGAATTATAACACGGACATTGACAGAAAGTCAAGCTTATGTTATGAAATTCCAAACACAGCTCGCATTACGGTTGGAATTTTTACTTCTTTCTTATCAACTTCGGTTCTACCTTGTAAAACACCAAGAGCGATGGCCCAAGAAATTACACAATTATGTACTAAAATATTATTTGCAAAGTATTCTGGTTTATCTTGTACCTCAATATTATATACGATTCTCTTTTCTGTATTTCCAAGAACATGTATATCCACAATATTTAGCACCAAGTTTACGAGTATAAGTAAACTCCTTATTACACCTAATGCAGTTTGTTTTTTTAGGCTCTCCGTGTATAGACTTAAATACTTTAGCCTTGATTGCCTGTGGATTTTCTTTAATCCATCTGTCTCTGCCCTCCCACAAAGTTTTAATGTTTTTTCTTGCGTTTTCTCCTGACCTTTTCTTCTGTTCAGGTGTAGACATGTGCTGGCTTGTATGCTCTGCTCCTGATATTGAAGCCAAATTTTCAATTCGGTTATCGAGTGGGTCGCCATTTCTATGGTGTATATGAAAACCTTTTGGAATTGGTCCAAAATTATCTTCCCAAATTTTTCTATGTAGTGCAAATGGTGATTGTTTCCACTTTGTGTGTGCCCAGAAATAAACCCTGAGGTGTCTCCTTGGTGAATTGGGATAGCGATGGTATTTAACGCCTTTATAAATGATAGTTTCTCTATTTTCTGTTTTAATGTATTCCATATGTATAGTGTATCAGTATCTTGGCACAAAGTCAAATCTTTTTCTCCTTTTGTGGTAATAACGGGGTGTGTCGGGGTCCCAGTTAGTCCTATATTTGTTATAACTTTCTTTAGTCTTTGTCTGGTATTTATAATTGGTTTATATCCATCTCTGGTCATAACTAAATCACCAACTTTTAAATCTTGTATCGGTCTGTTTCCTGTGTTTGTCAGAATTACTGTATCTCTAACAAAACAATCGTCGTGTGAGCCAACTGCAGCTTGTGGCTTTCCACGTTTATCACGCACGAATGTAAGTATTTCTTCTAATAACGGCTTGCAGTTAATACCAGATACAGTATTAAAGTGTTTCTTAGCTTCTCCTAGCATAAAGTCACGATTCTTCTTATTTGTCAACCAACCATATGACCGAGTAACTTCTTTAGTTATATCATCTACAGTGGAGCGTATATACATAGCTGGGTAGTTATCGTTTCTAAGGGCTGTGTTTACCCAGTTACCATCTTTGTTAAACTCTACTGCCAGTAATGCGGTGTTATACCAAAACCCCAAAGCAGAAATCATTTCTTTATACTCATCTGGCTCACAGTGTCCACGATACAGGGCTTTTATTTCTTTATCGTAACCAAGTACACACGCAACAGAGTAGTCCCCTAAAAGTAATCCCTCCGCAACATCCCCTCCGATTACGTAGTTTTTACCTTGTTGTGGCTCTTTATAAACAAGAAACGTGAACTTAAAGAGAATAAATACCGTCAAAAGTTCGATGCTCTCTGCGATGACATCAAACAAAACCTTATTAATACTCAGACAGTTAAAACAAAGATAGACCAATCACAACGCACAATGGTTTATTGGCCTA